GCCCACATCGTCCAAGCGAGCAATATCAAAGCAAAGAGCAAAGTTTCTAGGGGGAATGTGACTCTTGCCCCCATACCTCCTGCTGTTAAGCTTGGGATAATGACAACCCTGCCTAACCATTCAAGGATTAGTTGGTCTGCCCTTTCCACGTTCGATAGCAGCCGCGTTATAGCTGCTCTACGCTTACGGAACTCTTTCATGTTCATGAAATCGCCGCCTTCGGCTTGCGCTGTTGTTAGCCGCGCACCTAATACGAGCTGTTTACCATCTAGGGCGAGCCCCGCTATAAGCATGTCCCATTTGATTAATTCGGAAGCTGCCGAAGAATCGATGGTTGCAACGTCAAGCTTCGGATCAAGTATTGCTTTATGCATTAGCCCTTGATCACGGAGATTGACTACACCACCTAGGGAGTCGAGCGCTCCAAGTAAAGCAACTTCAACTGATCGTTGCCTACTCAGTGTTCTTACATTCTCTAATGTAATAATCCGCTTCGATGTAAGTGACTTACTTACCTCTACTGGAACATTACCTGGCAAACTGTCTTGCAGCTCCTGATGAAGCAGAAATAGTTCCAAGATTACTTGCGCATATTCAGTCTTCCTTATTAGGAGATTATTCACAAGCATCAGGTCATCCCCGCGTTCACTTCGGTTAAGCCATGTAGCGTTCTCTGGTTTTGCGGTACGATGCCCGCGCATAGCCAGATAATTGTGTACCATGCCTTTTTCGTCTTTGACGCCGCATAGTAGAGTTGAATACACTCTACCGGTTGCAAGATCATGGAGCACAACGGATCGTCTCATTTCTTCCATCTGTGCTTTTGAGGGCAATTCGATGGTTCCTACACCCACAAACTCAGCTGGGGGTGACAAGAAGGATAGGAAACTAAGGGCACCCGGTTCAATCAGGTTAATTTCGGAATCAGCCATCAACAACAGCCTCTTAAGCTGTTGGTCTTTGCGACTAGTTTCTACCGCCGCGCCGTTACTATAGAAGGCTTCAGCCTGCCCACTAGCGGTCTCAAGGATTTCCTTGAGGGGGAACACTCTAGTTAACACTTTACTAAAGTGCGTAAAAATAGGATCCGTAAGAGCCTGCATTGGGAATTTTATTGCACGTAATCCTGCTAGCTCTTCGAACATATTTGTGTCCACTTCAATCGAAGTCTTACCGACGAAGTTTAACAGCGCGAAAATCAGGTCTCGATCACACCAGTCGAACTGTGCCAACTTTATGTAACCGTTCATTCTGTTGTCGCTTAGTGCTAAACGGTAACTTACACCGTTGTTGATCTCACTGAGGGTCTTCTTTCGAAGATTATCCCACTCAGCTACTCCTTTGGATTCGATATCCTGGAGTATTTGAATCTCTACATCCTGGATAAGCTCACTATGAAACGTACTTGTACCATAGGATGGGACCATTTTCAGGCTTAGCCCTACAGCCAGCTCGATCCTCTCGGAATCTGTCTGACTGACTGGTCGGTTGTCCATTTTGTATGAAAACTTCTTTTTCTTCAACTTCTATCCTTTTATACTCTCGTGGGAGTAAAGTAATATAGTTAACGATATCAACTAGTAGTCGTTCCAGAGAATAACCACCCGTCGACAGGCACATGATCTATGTGCCAGTATGTGAAAGCAGGGTCACTGCTTGAAGTGGTGCCGTCAGTTGTGCGAACGGTATACCCCAATGTCTTCATCTTTGAAATGCAATGCAACGCAGCGTTCGGATATACCGGTACTGACGCTGAAGCAGATCGGTCGCAACGGAAGCGGATATGATCAACTCCGTCTTTTACCAAAACCTCCCACTCTTCGATTTTAATCGTAAGAGTTCCCATGAGCTGGCGCTTTCTGGCCCACCCTGCGACCGGGTCATAGGTTTCTAGATTGTAAGGCTTTACGTTCCAG